CGGTGAGTATGGGTTAACAAGAGCAGGAGGCTGATGACACTGTGCGCGCGTACGCTGAATTTCGCAGGCGTCTTTTGTTGCGTCAGGGTGTTGAGCCGAATCCAGGCCCACCAGGCTTAGCCACACGTCTCGATCATAAAGAGTACGTTAAGACTAGCGCCTACTCCAAGAAGCTTAAGGTGATAAGGGATCAGAAACTTATCGCCTTATCGCGTGCGAATAAGTACCTTACAGGGTCTAGTTTTGTGGATGCACAAAATTTTATTGGTGCCCTGGTTGATGTTGTCGGTGACGTCAATCCTTTTACCAGACAGCTCTTTATTTCATGTGTTAGCGTGATTGTGTCACCATCTGTTACCACCCTAGTCACAGCCTTGGCCACATTGGGCAATCTTCTCACCACAGGTTGCCTTACTGGCCTTGGGGATTTTGCTGGGCAGATAAAGCTTGCCCTTTCAGACCCTGAATTTGAGACCATAAAGCGTATAACGCGTGATTATGCTAAAAGTAGTGGTTTTGCTGCTCCTGTGTTCAATCATGTTTCTACCTTCGCTGTTGCTTGTGAGTTGGCGGCCTGGATGTTGAGTTGTGTGGAACGATTGTATGATTACATACGCACTGGGCGTTTTGGTTTTGGGGACGTTGTGAGTCGGTCCATTATGGAGATGAATGAGTGCCTTAAACTCTACAAAACCATAGATTTCACTGTAGAGCATTGCCGACCGCGGAGTTTTGTCATGCGGTCGTCCAAGGCTCTCAAGGTGTTTGATTCATTGCTGTCGGATCCAAAAACATCCGTCCGCGCTCGACTCTTTGTTTCTATGGCGGATGAATTGCGTGTCCATATGTCTAACTATAATGGCAGCTCCAGTCGTCCCACACCATTTGGGCTCATGGTAATTGGGTCGTCGCGCATAGGTAAGACCTCCTATGTCAGCGAGTATTTGCGGCGGGTTGCCTTTGGTGCTATCGGGATACGTTACGACCCTGATATGTCCACTGTCTTTCAACTCGATTCCAATGGTCGCGCCGAGCAGATGATGAGTGGTCATCTACATTTGGACGCTGGTGATCTCGGTGCTATAGCTTTGCGCTTTAACGCCGGTGAGTTACACCCCTTAATGTATTTGATTGACTCCACACCAAGGATGATCCAGAAGTCTGCTCTTAACGAGAAGGCTAAGGAGTATGTTAACATCTTGATGGTTAGTGCGACTTCTAACAATCTGTACTATCTTGCCCGTCACGATTTCACAACGGCGACGCCTGTATTAGCCAGGTTGCATATCCTTAAGGTCACACTTATTGATTCTATCTGGTCCAATAATGGTGTGTTGGACCCAGCTGCCGTCCCAGCACTTCGCCGTGGCCAAATCAACCCTGACGACGTCTTTAGGTATGAGCACCACAGTGTTGTTCCCATCGTTGGCTATGAGCCATTTGAAGAACATGGGATTAATATGTATCGTAAGTCCTATAAGCCCTCCGAATATGTCGATTTCTTTAGGTCCGTTGTCAGGCGACACTTTGCTATCGATTCTGATGTTCGCACCACCACGGAAGACATGTGGGCTAATGTCAACGCACCTACAGGTCAAGTTGATTACATCTTGCCCGTTTTTGTTGGATACCTATTCTGTGTGATTGGGTATCGGGCATGGTGTTGGTTTGATTCTCTTGATCCACTTTCCATCTCCTATTATCGACTGTGGTATCATCATCTCACCAACCCAGCAAGTCGTCCTTATACATCCAAAATGCTTGTTTTAGTATCAGGGTTGCGCTCGGTGCCTTGGCGTATCACCATATTAGGTTCTATCGCCATTTGGATAGCCAAGCTAAGGGCTGTGTCGCCAGTCCTCACCGGGCTGTCCACGTCCTCATCAACGTGGGAGCCCCCTCCCCGCAGAGAGGGTTACAACTATTTGCCTACTGGCGGTCTGACCAGATCAATAGATGACTTTGCTAACCAGTTGTCCCCCCAGGTTAATGTCATTGCAATACGTTCTGGGCCCCAGGTGGTGTACTATACGTCGCTTATGATACCACCTTTCATACTTGTTCCTGCACATGCTGTTAACACTGTGGGGCGTGATGCGTGCTACTCCTTCCCTACTGGTTATAGATTTAATGATACCGACGGGTATTGTGGGCCATGGACCCCTTTGACCATGTTTGCGATAGCCCCATCCAAGGACTTTGCTCTTATAATGACCTTGCAACCTCCCTCGGTAAAATGGCACAAGTACTTTATGACTAGCGAGCCGCCTCTCGGCTTGTTTCCAACCTCGCGTGTAGTGACTGGTTATGTCGACCGTAAGATTGTTGATATTGGAGCCAGGTATGGTGATGCATTTTCTGCCTACCACAATGCCACGGCCAGGGTTATCACCTTTAAAAGTGATCTCGGCTTTGGGATTAGCGGTGCTCCTATCATCACTGCTGGTGCTGATGGCAGGGGGTCAGTTATACTTGGTACCGCCTCGTCGCGCGACTTTGCTGCCGGGATAAATGTCGGGTTTTTTATAAGCCTTTCTGACGTACTTGATCTTGGTAAGTCCATGGGTCAACACGGTTATCTCAACCTCCCCCACCTGAGCTTGCACCATGAGCCCAAGTCCGCTGCTAATGTGTTGACCGGTTCTTCTGATTACTCGTTTACTTACCTGGGTACATCGTCCGAGCGTCGGTCAACGCCTATTCAAACTATGGCGCCTTCGCCTTTTGCGCCTTATTTCTCAGATATCTCATCTCTTGTTGATCCACCTAGGGAGGTGGTCATCGGCATGCGCGACGGTGTTTATCACTCGCCCGTTTATGACAACCTTTCTATGTACATCCGCAATGTGCCGCTCATTGATTTGCGGGGACCAGTTTCGAGATTTGTTGAGTTGATTGTCCAGCATCAGCATTTTACAGCTGCCATTGCCCGTGCGAGACATGTTCTTTATGATGATGATTTTGCTTTGTTGGGTGATGGGGATCTGATACGCCCCGTAGCCTATAACAAGGCGTCAGGACCCCCATTTGGTGGTAAGAAAGCTGAGCAATTCCTACCCCGGCCGCAAATTGGTTATTTACCTTTCTTTTCGGATTATCTCAGACAAGTTGAGCATGACCTTGAACTGGGCTGCGGCTGTGTTCAGTCGCGTGTTTTTCCAAAACTTGGGGAGGTTGGGCCTCCCGGCAAACCATTGCGGATGGTTCATTGCCAAGGTAACCCCTGGTACATTGTCTGTCGCAAACTGTTCGGGCCCATAGTAGTGTTTATTAAGGCCTTTGAACCCCTTGGGGTTGGCGTTGGATTCAACACTAGTGACGAACTTTGTGTTCGTGATTACGCGTTGAAATTCACGGGGAAACAAGTTCTTGACACGGATTACAGTAAATGGGATAAACGGTTGTGTCCCTTTCTGGTTAAAGCCGTGTTACATGCTTTTGTTGATCTCCTTACGCAGCACGAGATCTATAGCAAGTCCACTTCCAGTATGGCCCACACCTTGGTCGACTTGGTCGCATTCCCTCTCTCTGAATGGAATTGTGACTACGTTGTGATGTCGGGTGGTTGGATATCCGGCACAGCTTATACGTCTGAGCTCAATTGCCTCTTTAACGCATTCACATGCTATTATGGCCTTGGTGAGCCGTGTGACTTCATGGACCGCGCCAAGATTTATTATGGTGACGATGCGTTGTTTGAGGTGCGTGGTGAGACCTTCCCAGTTTTCCGTGATAGGGTTGCCACGTTGAATCAAAAGGTCACTCTGGGCACCGCTAAGGAGGATTCGCTAAGTGATGATGTCGATTTTTACGATGGTGCTTTCCTCAAGCGCTCTGTTGTTGTGCGTGACGGCAAGTATTTCATGCCTCTACCCTTGTCATCACTTTATAGACCCTTGATTTGGTTTGAACCTGGTGACGATATAGGCCAGCAAATTGAGTCAACTGCCTCATCGGTATTGAGGGAGTCATTACACCATGGCCCGTTGGTCTATGATTTTGTGAGTTGTGGTCTGTCTCGGTATTTTGCTGATCAGACCCACACATTCACTCCCCCCAGTTACCATTCTGCCCTACAATGGTATGTCCGTGATGAAGCATCTCTTGATGTCTGGAAGCATCTGTTTTAATCGTATTTTGTCCGACCACGACATTAAACTGGCAGCCGCAGGTAAGCGGTCTAGTTTTTATATACTAGTGGCAACCAACTATATATATGACCGTGTTATATATCAGTACCTTGTACAACGGGCCTGAGCAATGCATGTATGTAGTACCATCTGAGGCGATCCCTCTGTAAAATAGAGTGGCGGTTTCCACTCATGTACACCGGGCAGCACTTATTAATGCAGAGTGTTGACCCCTTAAATAACGCATTACTGAATTAAATACTATTTCACAACCAACATTGGGTGGTCAATTTATCGAGAATACTACTCCATCCACCACGTCTTTTGAGGATATAGGTGACACTGAGGTCATTGGTATGTATACCACTCCCATGGCACCCTCACTACCATCACTCTCTGACCAGGCCGAGTTTTTTGCGCGCCCATTCCTAGCTAAGTCATTTACATGGACCTTTGCTGCAACTAATGGTAGTTTTTCCCCTTTCTCCTATCTAGCCAGCAATACCGATTTTCTTGCTCGCCTGAGGGGTTATACGGGGTTTCGTGCTGACGCCGTTTGTCGTATAACTGTTGCCGGATCACCGTTCCATATGGGTCGTATGGCCTTTGCTACCAAGCACGCTGGCATTAGGTCTAGTGCTGAGTACAACACTTCTCCTGGTATCCTTGCGCTACCACATGTTTTAATAGATCCATCGTCGGATAGCTCTGTTGAATTTGTGGTCCCGTATATGAGCCCTAATCCATATTTCAGCTTACAGAACCAAGTTGCCACTAGTTATAATACATTTACCAACCATGTCAAGGTCTACTACGCCGATATTGTAGGCTTAAGTGCCACTAATGTTGTTTCGGCCAGCACCCTTGCGGTCACAGTCAATGTGTTTATTTACTATACAAATGTGGCTTTTTATGGCAAGATTGGTACCGCCCCAACCTTGACAGGTAGGCGATTCCGAGCTACGAGGGACGATATTGAGAAAGAAGCTGCAACTGGGCCCATTAGCCGTGTCTCATCCGCTATCGCTACCGCTTCTGGTGCACTAGCTGTTATACCCGAGTTTGCGCCTTTTGCGCTCGGGGTCGGAACTGTGGCCACCGCCATCAAAGATGTTGCGACTTTCTTTGGTTTGTCCAAGCCAAATGTCCCCCCTGACGTTAACTATGTGCGCACCTTGGCTGGAGCGCCTATGTCTGTTACAAACTGTCAGGATTCATCTATTATATTAGCTGCAGATGCTAACCAGCGAGCCACCACCGATCCACAAGACTCTGGCTTTGGTCCAATGGACCAAATGTCCTTTGCTTACATTAAGAAGCAATGGGGTTATCTTGGCCTACGAAACTTTACCGACCTGAGTCTTGCTGGCGATGTTATTGCTGGTTTGCCAGTTAACCTATATGTTGGTGATGCTACCGCTACTGGTCGTGTTGTGCCTCCTATTACCCACCTCGCTGCCCCCTTTGGTTATTGGCGTGGGTCACTTGAATACAGGTTTATTTTTGTGACGTCGCCTATGATTAAGTGTCGGGTCCAGTTTAGGCATGTCCCTGCGGTGGCATCTTTAACCTCATATACTAACTCTATTGAAGACAAGTGTGTGTATGAGCTTTCTAATGTTAACACTGTGGATATCACCGTGCCGTACACGTCCCCGTTAGAATGGATGAAGGTGCCAGCTTTGTCAAACTCCAATGTCTGGAGCACGCCAGCAACCACAAATGCTAATGGTAGTTTGTACGTTGAAGTGCTCAATCCCCCAAACTCAAATAGTGGTAGTGCGTATACTATTTACGCGCTAGTCTATGTGCGTGGTGGAGATGACTTTGAGGTTAACGACTTTGGGG